GATGAGCAGCGGCGAACCCATGACTGACCACACCGCAGGACGTAGCGAGCCGTCTGCTCCATCGCGTGGTTCTGTTGCGAATCATGACGCCGCGAGGCTGGATGCTTTAGAGAAACTGTCGGCTCTGGATCAAAAACTGGAACTTGAATATGGGTTGACCGGCAATCCCTTGATAAAGGCACAGCAACGTACACCGCCCACGCAACCTACTCCGGGCGAATGTAGTAAGCCGCGAGAGGGTACATGAATGATTGCCGCGATCAGTTGGACGGACGTTGGGATGATGGCCGTGTTGCTCGCTGGGCAGGCGTTGATTTACTGGGTTGTGACGAGGACGGCGTAGCAACAGAACCAATGTTTATCTGGAACGCGATAACGCGCCACCTCGCCACTGAATCGTCGTCGCACGGCCGCGAAACGCACAGGCTTGCGTGATAAAACCGGCATCAGTAGCGCACGGCGACACATCGCGAGAACCTGTCGCCGTTTCGCAGGAAACCGGCCAATGAACCGGCCAGATCGCAACGGGAAACGCATCAAAAGTGATGATTTTCCCATATGATTCGGGAAGAAGAACCGGCCAATGTTTCTGACACGCACGCCCCCGCCGTGAGGTTTTTGATAGGTTTTGGTCTATCGGAAAAGTTATCAAAAAAAGATAAACCGCAGTAAACTCGGTATACATGCCAACCGCCACGCTCACCTACACGCTGCCCGACGAGCAGGCCGAGTTCGACGCCGCCCGGCTGGGCAGCGAGGCGATGCAGGTGCTGTGGCAGATCGACCAGCGGCTGCGGTCGATTCTCAAGCACGGCCAACCGTCAAGTGACACCGGACAGTTGGCAGAGGAGATCAGAGCGATGATCCCTGCCGAGATGCTGGACATCTGACCGTATTGAGCGAACATAGCGTCGTTGAGGGCATTTCAGAATTGGACAGCGCGCGTATAACCGCGCTATGGCCTGGACGATCCACCAAGGCGACTGCCGCGAAGTGATGGCGAAGCTCGACGCCGAGAGCGTTGACGCCGTTATCTGCGACCCGCCCTATGGGCTGGAGTTCATGGGGAAGGAGTGGGATTCGTTTCGCGGGGAGGCGTGGCGATCTGGCGCTGGAATGTCAAAGCCAGGCATTGGCGACCGTCCTACGGCATGGCCCTCGTTTGGAGGCGGCGACTCAGCCAATGCCACCTGCGCGTCGTGCGGCGGCAGGATGCGAGGCAAAAAGAAATGCCGTTGCGAGCATCCTGATTGGCGAGTGAAGGGGAAGCCGCTAGGGCAACGCAACGCTCGCGCCGAGTCAATGCAGTCTTTCGGAACATGGTGCGAAGCATGGGCAGCCGAAGCCTTGCGTGTCGCCAAGCCCGGTGCCCACCTGCTCGCGTTCGGCGGCACGCGGACGTTCCACCGGCTCGCGTGTGCCATTGAGGATGCAGGCTGGGAGATCCGGGACTGCGTGATGTGGGTCTACGGCAGCGGGTTCCCGAAGTCGCTGGACGTGAGCAAGGCGATAGACAAGGGGGCTGGGGCGGAGAGGGAGGTTGTCGGCAGCAAGCTCGGCCAGCCTGGGTACTCGCTCACCGATGGCAAGGGTGGCCTGTACGGCGGCGGCTTTGGGGCCAATGGCACGGGCGATGGCGAGTGCCGCATCACCGCCCCCGCCACCGACGCGGCCCGCCAGTGGTCCGGCTGGGGCACGGCTCTCAAGCCCGCCTGGGAGCCGATCATCGTGGCTCGTAAGCCGTTGGATGGAACAGTCGCGGCGAATGTGCTGAAGCACGGAACCGGGGCGATCAATGTGGATGGGTGCAGGGTCGGCACGGAGGTTGTTGTCACGACCAACGGCAAAGGCTTTGCAGGGTCATTCGATGGCGGAAAGAACGACAACGGCGGGGCAGTCCATGTCGGCCGCTGGCCCGCCAACGTCATCCACGACGGCAGCGACGAGGTGGTAAATCTGTTTCCGCAGGCCAAAGGGATGGCAACGCAAAACAGTTCGCCGCTTCACGTTTACACCGGAAACTCACTGAATCACTCAACGACAACTTTCCCGCCTGTTCGTGAGGGTTACAACGACTCTGGCTCCGCCGCCCGCTTCTTCTACTGCGCGAAGGCGAGCAAGGCGGATCGGGATGAAGGGTGCGACGGGCTGGCGGAGCGGGAAGCCGCCGACTTCGATCACAGGCCAAGCGGCGATTTTGCGGAACGGATGAACAGAGACCGACCGGATGTTATTCGCCGCAACCACCATCCCACCGTAAAGCCCACTGCCCTCATGCGTTACCTCTGCCGCCTTGTGACCCCACCGGGCGGCGTAGTGCTCGACCCGTTCACCGGCAGCGGCTCCACCGGCAAGGCGGCCGTGCTCGAAGGCTTCGACTTCGTGGGCATCGAACGCGAGGCGGAATATGTCGAGATCGCCAAGGCGAGGATCGCGGCGGCTGATGGTGGGGCCGGGCCGCTGTTCGCCTAGTGCGCTATACATTGAGTGTCGTGCCGTTTGCTTGACGCGTATCGTACTCTGCCCGGCATGGAACCCGCCAGCCCCACGCTCCTGCGAATGCTCGCCGGCTACCACGCGAGCACGAACCTCGTCGTGCACTCGCAGCACGCCGAGGAGGTGATCCGCAGGCAGCGTGCCGCCCTGCTCGCAGCGGCTGACCGCATCGAGGAGCTCGAGCGGGCTGCAAGCCAGCCAGCCCCTCCCGCTAACGTGGAGGAGTAGGCCGCGTGGCTGGCCCGACCAGTGCCTTATCCCAGGAGATGACCGATGTCCGAAATCAAGATGCGCCGCCGCTCGCGGCAGATCCCGATCACCCTCACCACGTCAACCGCATCCGCGACAACACTCTACCTCGAAGACTTCGCGGGCGGGGTGGTCGACATCGGCACCATCGCAACCGCAGCCACCACGCTCCAGATGTGGGGAGCCTCTGCCGAGGGCGGGACGTTCCGCCGGCTGTACAACACCGACGGCAGCGTCGCCGACATCACACTCGCCCCGAGCACTGCGGTCGGAACCATGTATGCACTGCCCGATGCCGTGTTCGGTGTGCCGTTCCTCGAGGTGCTGGTGGGCAACACCGCCGGCACTGGAGTGGCGGCGACTATCACGCTCAAGAGTTGAGAGATGCCGCAGCGGATCGAGATGTGGAAGCCGCCACGCGGCACCGCGAAGATCCGCCGGCTGGAGACTAGGCCGAACGGCTACCGTCGTGGCTACTGCGATGCGAAGCATCGCGCGTGGCGGCAAGCTGTGCTTGAGCGGGACGCTTACATGTGCCGGCACTGCTCTCGGGTTCTGGGCCGTAAGGGCGAGGCTCACGCCGATCACATCATCCCGGTGAAGTTGCGGCCCGACCTGCGCTATGAACTTTCCAACGGGCAAACGCTCTGTGCGACTTGTCACCAGAGAAAGACGAACGCCGAGACTAGACGCGCAAACTCCGGCTGATACATTCCGCCTATCACAAGGATGTGAGTATGGCGTGCAGAAAATGCGGCTCGTCATGGACGACGATCTACGGGGCCGATCGTGCATCGTGCCCCGAGTGTTGCAAGCTCGCCCGGTGCAAGGAGCGCAAGGCTGGGAGATACGCCGACCCTGTTGAGCACAAGACGTGCGTGGTGTGCGGCGTGCAGTTCGTCGCGGTCGGCTTGGCTGAGATACAAAAAAGGAAATGCTGCTCTGAGGCGTGCCGAGCAATTCGCCGCAAGGAGACTGTGCAGGCGAGCATAGAGTCAAGGAAAGGAACTGCCAGCAAGCCGAGAGGAAAGAGGGTTCGCCCTCTGTGTGCGATGTGTGGCTCTGTGGTCACGTCAAGTAACGGCCGGAAGTATTGCTCCACTCGCTGCTTTCACGAGGCGAGAAACGCAGGCATACAGGCATGGGATAGGAGCAAGATCGACGAAGCTGCCAGACGGCGACCGAGCAATGTGTGCCAGTCGCCCGAGGCGTATGCGGCACGGACCGGAACGAAAGACAGGAAGGCATTCCTGCGGAGCGTCGAGAGGATGTGGAAGAGTGCTATGCGTACGCAACCGCGAGCCCCAGCTGCCATCGCTGCTAGCGCGTTTGCATTCTTTGTTCGGCATATCCCGAAGTTTGTTTCGTGCAAATTGTGTGGCGTTCAGTGCATCAAGACTGCTTGCTGGAAGTTACCGCATTGCTCTTGGGAGTGTGCCAGGAAAGATTGCACGGATGCTGTGTGCACATGCTGCAATCGCTCCATGAAAATACATTTCATCGGTGGGAATGTTGAGGCAAGGAAAGCAAAGCCGGTGTGCAACAGATGTGTCCTCAAGAGGCACAAGAAGCTGTGCGGAGACTTTCGCAAGCGGTGCAGGAGGTTTGGCGTGTTCTATGATCCCAAAGTCACTAGGCCGGCAGTCTTTGAGCGAGATGGCTATCGCTGCCACATCTGCAAGCAGAAGACCCTGGCGAAGTACATTGTCCGAGAGGGACGCGCTCACCCGAAGTCTCCGACGGTTGACCATCATCCCTACCCTTTGAGTGCAGGCATCAAGGGACATGAGTGGGATAATGTTCGCTGTGCCTGCTT